AATACGGTGAAATCTAACAAGATACAAGATTGTGTGTTTTGGTACAAGGCCACAGTGAGAAAGAATTTCAGGGTAGGAGGTACAGACCTATGGAAACTTCACAAGAAGATGTACAATCCTAAACACTCCCAACAAAAAGAGGATGATGCCAAGAAGGCGACGAAAAAAACAAACCTGAAAATCACAAAGACGAGATGAGAAACAAAAACTCGGTGACTTTAGTCGGACGATTTTGTAGGTTACGACTCCCCCTGTAACAATTATAGTCTATGTCTACCCGCTCATATGTGTAAGGTTTCAGGATTTCCTCCCATTCAGTGGGACTGATAAATCCTTCGTTACTGTATGAGACAAGGGTATACTTCGCTTTTTTCGTGGAAAGTTCGAGGGTTCGTTTCATTGTATCCTTAATCTTCGGTTTTGAGTTGTACAAACTTTTATTCCAATCCACAGGAATACCTGATACCTTCGAAATATGCTCAGGCTTTTTGTTTGTAGCTATCAGGTTTAACATGAAATAATTAGAACCATATGGATGTTGATTATATGGGGGATCTAGGTAAATGAGATCAACCTCTGGAAGTGTATCGAGAAAGTCCAACACATCTCGACGCTCCACTACTACATCTTTTGGTATTGTATGCCATATAGGGCATTCGAGATGAATGGTTCCCTTAATTCGATCAAGTGCGTTCCCTTTCTTCCCACCCCATCCACCTTTATGAAACCCCTTAAATACACCAGATGTATTCGTATGAATACTACTCTTCACCAATAAGGGACCCAAACAATATGGTTTGAGTTTTTTTGGAACTTTTGTGTGTACGTACTGCATCATCGCGTCTATTTTACCAGCATTCTCCTTAGTGTAAAAACATCGCTCATCTTCTTGAATCTCATTTGAATTGTTCGGTGCATACAATTCAGAGATGAATCCATCTCTTACTGGAAGTGTATTCATGGTATCGATATGTTTTCGAACTTCACGCTGATCTTTGAGTGAAGGTGTCTTCAGAAAACAATTCGACAACACTTCACAATACACTTCCAAATCATTGACGTGTAATGTATCACTATGTGTCAACAACATTCTCGAAACGACACCTGAACCAGAAAAGGCATCAACTACACTTTTAGGTTGCACCCTTTTTACTACATCTTCTATATGTTGGATTAGTTTCCTTTTATTACCAAGATACGTTATCATTGGTTGGTGAACATACTCGCTCATGATTGTTTACATGTCGAAGGATCTCCTTAATAGCTTTTTTACCTGTATGTTCCAACACACAAAGTCTCTCTTCTGAGGTCCACATGGATGTTCCATTTGGATGTTCGTCATATTTATGTGCCTTCACACAAAATGTACCAAACTCCCTATTCTGGTCCTTGATTATATCAATCTCATCACAAAACCCAGACATATCGAAGGTCCCATCCAGGAGAGCTTCTCGAACGATCGGTTGTCGTCCAAAGTTAGCAGTCGGGCCGATCCGGTGAATGATCGTTTCTGTGTGATGAAAGTCACACCCGGCGACGAATACGATATACGGACAGATGGGTAAGTCTTTGAATATGTTCCATGATGCATTCAAGTTTTTGAACACTCGCTCTATAGCGTTTCCCGTGCTTTGTTTCTTCAAACCTTTTTCATGTCTCAGATCGTTTGATCCTTGTATCTTGTCTTCTACTACCAAGAAACCGAATTCACCTTTTTCATTTTGGAGGTAGAAGACCCCTCCATCTGGTCTAATGGAACAGTCGTTAAACATCACCTGACTTCTCCAGGAGATTTTACCATTGATACCTTCATCGATTAGATACTTTTCAAAAATGGACTTCAGAATTGGGAGAACATCTCTCAGTGTCTTTTCGGAATCCACACAGTCACCTGCAGCGATCCGGTTATTCTGGTGGATCTCGATTAGATGAGACATGTTACTCTGTATATTTTAAACAGGGGAAGCATACTTAGGGTTCATTCGTGCGTTGAGTATTGAATTCAAAAATCATTGTGATATAATAGATGGCTTCAGACCAAGTACACACTATGAATCTTTCCGATGATGGAGAAGGAATGGTGCCTCTTCACGATAATCCTTCTACGTCTTTTAAAGCTGAAAAAAATATGGGACAAAGTAAAGAGACAATGGATTCTACTCCCATTAACGATATTATGATGGACCCCCCTATGATGAACGATGAGCCCAGGATGCAGGGTGTTATGCCCCAAATGACAGCTCCCAACCCCCAGGGTGCTTACCCAGTTCCCAAAGCACCTTCCGAGCCCGAGAAGAAGAACCCCCTCAATCTCACTGATGATCAACTCACCGCCCTTTTCGTTGCTGCATGCACTGCTGCTGCTGTGAGCAAGCCTGTCCAGGACCGTCTCGCGACCTCTATCCCCAAGTTCCTTAACGAACAAGGGGGTAGAAGTATGGTTGGTCTTGCCACAACTGGTGTCGTGGCGGCTGTGGCCTTCTATATTATGAAGGATTACATTGTTAAGCCTTAAACGGTTGTTTCCCAGCCCATATTACTGTAAATCGAGGTATCAATACCCATAAAATACGTCGCAAGGGCTCCCACTGCGAATGTCCCTGCCAACAATCCACTCAATTTAAGTTTATTGTTGATAGAAGCATCGGGAGACGTCATAGCATCTTTCGTCTCTTTGGAGATCTGGTTAATCACGAAAGTCAACACGAGTCCAATGAGTGTCGCGGTTAAGAAAAATACACGATCCACCGCGAGACGGGGAATGTTACCTATAGCAAATCGAAGCATGTTAGGTATGACTACAGTCATCCACAAGAGGTTGACGTAATAGTTGGTGACATACTGAGGCACTATCGTGACTCCGAAAATGAGTATCCAATAGGCGATGGCCATCAATAGTACATTGACTGGGGTTTTCATTTAAAGTACACCGAGATTATTTATCCTGAATGTGCTGACCACAAAACTCCTTCTTCTCTGGGATTTTCTGGTAGAGCCCAAGTTCGACACACATGTCACGAAGTTCTATGTAATTTTTCCAGAACTTATCAGAGTGGGAATATTCTTTCACTGTACAATGGGCCAATTCATGGATGAGTACATGGAAGACATCGTTGGTAGTTCCATCCAGGCACACGACAATCTCCGCACCCTTGTTAGTATTGTATCCCACACTCTCCTTCATTCGTTGCATTCCCGTGAGGGGTACAGGTTTCTTGAGCATCATGTACTTTTCATTATTCGTTTCGACAATGTGATCACGAAGTTTCTTGTATCGTTGCCGCACTTCGACAAGGACTTGGGGTTCACGTGTCATCTTGAGAATCAAAAGATTGATGATAATGAGTAAAGCCAGAGCGATCATCTATCATATACAAAGATAAATTTACTATACAGTTCTGAGATGGGATTTCCTGAGAGTCCCTCCCAAAGTTGTAATTTAAATCCCAAGTCTTCCAATCCTGTGACCAAATGGTCCTTGTATGCCACTGGTTCAGATTTCGGTCCATCTGCATAGTAAGGTGTGTCAGCCAGGTGTACGAATAACTTTTCACCAAAGCCACCATTTCCATGATCTTTCATTTTGAAAAATGTACCAGCATCATCCTGATACGGTGTTTTGAAGATGATTTTTTCTGAATCAGGAATGATTCCAATGAGAAGACCCCCAGGTTTTATACGTTTCTTAATCTCCCTGATGGAACTCGTAAACAGACCCCTTGAGGCAAATATATAATGGAGTGAAAAATTGAAACATACGATATCAAACTTTCTGTTTGGACAGTTGTGAATGTCTCCCTCGTAAAAGTTGACACGCAAGTGCATTTTTTTCGCACGAGACTTCGCTTCTTCTAGTGCATCGGGTTCTGGATCACACATGTTTATGTTTACCCCACACTTGTGCCATTTCTGAAGATCTCCACCAAACCCACAACCAACATCGAGGATATGCCACCCCTTTTGTGACACGGTTTGAATGAGGTCTCTCTTGGCATCATTATGATTCTTTCGAATCTCTTCCATATTTAAGCATAGTTTCGTGTTTTTAATAGTCTTACTTAGGAAGCTTAAAGTTTTAACTACATAGATAGATATAATGTCTCTTGAACAAGACTACACCACCGTCCCTGGGCAGGTTTTTGCGTGTATCTCCATCGTCGGCCCAGATTCACCTCAGAAGACTGATAAGTTAGGCATCAAGCTTCGTGGTGCGTTCGGGACCCGTGATGAGGCGGCGAACCACGCGAAGCGTCTTCAAAGGGAGGATCCCACTTTCGACATCTATGTCGTAGATATGTACAAGTGGCTTCTCAT